CAATTGGGTCTGGACGACCAAAACTGATTGGTGATAAATAAGAACGATTGTTCAGATTGTAGTGAAAGAATAATTCAATGAAAGGATTATCTTTATTGAATGCGTAAGGCACTATACGAATTTGGGTTTTACCTGGTTGTGGTTTCCATAAACTTGATGTGCGATTGTTTGTGGTCTGTAATTGACCGAGACGTTTGCGAATTGCATTTAAGTCCATTTGTTATCTCCTATTTATTATTTTTCATTTGTCATTTGTTAATCAAGTAACCTTGATACAATAATATATATCAACTAACTTTATAAAAACATACTTTTTTTTTATTTTTTTATAGAAAAAAGCCCCATTGTTTTTTAAGTCTGTATAAAAGGTGGAAACTAAAAATCGCTGGGGCTTTTAAATGTTTGGAATTATATTGGGGATGTGAGATTAATGATTACTCACAATTTCCGTCTTGGATTTTTTTAACTCTAAACTTTGTATCTATCAGTTACGATAGTTCATCTCAAGGTGGTTATTCCTCATTGATGTGAATACAACTTCTATACAAATGCTTTATCTCTCCAAGTGTAGATTGTTCAGCCATTAAGTAGGATTTCAGTTTTACCCTTACCTACAATAGAGTCATAAGAATCATCTTATGTTTTTTACGGAAATACATTAGACAATATCTGTCGATATAGATAGGTAAAATATTTTCCAACTATCAAGTCACCACAACTTTGTCTTAGATTGCGATATGGGCTTCAAATGTCTACCCATTATTCTGCCAATCCCATAGAAAGTTAATTACTCTTTCTACTTTTCCAAATTCCAAATTGTCAAAAAACTAATACTTAAGACCAATTAAGTATATTTATATATATTAAACAAAAATCTCAAAATGTATTTTTTTTTAATTTTTTTTTTTTGGGTAATTGATGGGACTCGAACCCACACTCGCCGGAATCACAATCCGGGGCTTTAACCAATTAAGCTACAATCACCATATGATTTTAATCACTTAAAATTCTTACATTTCTAAAGAATCTAACCACTCTTCTATCTCAGTAGGTGTCATTCTACCGTCTTCTTCAAGAGCTTCTCTTTGCTCTTGTCTTGTTTGTGGTCTACCATTCAAATAGACTGGCCCAATGCCAGTTTCGGCTTGAAACTCTATATCGTCTTGTGGTAATTTACCAGCGTCCCTTGCGAGTTCATAGTTTAAACAACCAATAGCGAAAGTTCCCATATCCATTATTTTTCTCCAATCATTATCATTACATACTAATATAATAATACTATTGCAGAAAGTCAAGTCTTTTTTTTATTTTTTTTAATTTTTTTGTGCCCAAGTCGTAACATCTATGATTTGATGTATCTTGGTAGGTATTTTTGATAGGCCGGATTCGTTCGTTAATAACAATGTGTTTTCAAATTCATCCCAATCAACCATATAGGATTTATCCAATACACCTCCGTTCTTTTCTCTGATAACTTCATTTAATGCATTGATTGTATACAATGTATTGGATTGTTTCTTTCTATGTAG